TTTAAGAGCATATTCAAAGACGCTGCCAATACTGCAATTGGAATGTTAGACAAAGTGATAGACGCAATAAATTGGGTTATCAGTGGACTAAACAAGATCCATATTTCTACGCCAGAATGGGCGCCCGGAGGAAGTAAAACCTTCGGAGTAAATATTCCGCATATTAAAGCTATTCCAAAATTGGCTACTGGTGGTGTGCTAAAGCAATCAACGCTTGTCAATGTAGCCGAATATGCAGGTGCCGCACAGAACCCGGAAATCGTAGCTCCACAAAATATCATGAAAGAAACCGTGGAAGACGCGA